GGCCGAGAAGACCGGTGCCACTCTCACGCAAACCATTGACGAGGAAGGTAATCTTATTGGTGTGAACAATGCCAACACTCAAGAACGCTCATTGAAGGACCAAGAGACCATTTCAGCTGCTGACATTCGCGCCGAGTTGTTTGAGGGTGAGAATATTATTGTTGGCAAGACTGACAATGGCCAAAGCGAGCTTCTAAGTGGTCCTTTTGCCGTCAAGGATAAGAGCGATTAAATCTATCTACAAAATCGCATAAAATAATAAATTAATAAAATAAATTTAGAGCTTATAAAGTTATAAATTTATTTACCACTTTGTCTTTTTGACGCTAATTTTGGGACCCTGACCGCGCTTCTTGGTGTTATTTGGGTCATACTTTTCATCTTCTTCATCCGAGTTGATGTCTTTACTTAGTTCCCAGAACTCTTTTGAACCCAACTTGAAATCATTGTGCGAATCAGCTTTGTACCAGAACACTTGTTCGTGTAGTCTATTAGATTTTGCATTATTATTAATCACTAAGCACTCGTAATTTTCTGTGCATTGGTCCATGACCTGACAAAAAGACTCAAAAGTTGGAAACATTCCCGCATAATTCTCATAGATGCGCTTTCTATTTGCAATGTATGGTTCTCTCAGAATAAAAACATAATCTATGTTGGTTCTCAGTGTGGGTGGAATGCCGAGCGGATATTGCATAGTAATGATAAGCATAATCTTCCAGTGACGACCGTTCATGAAAAGAAGACGCATCATTTTATCGCGAGTCCATGTTCCGTCGTACAAACAATCATCAAGAATCACAAATGCTCGTGGGTCAATTGTGCTGCGTTTAAAAGTCTCCATCTCTTTTTTAATCTGCTTTAAAACAGACTTTTGTCGCTTCAAAATATTCTCAACGATTGCAGTATTGTATTCATTGTGAATAAACAACTTTGGAACCATTTTTCCGTAGAAACCGTTTCCTTCTTCTGTTCCAGCTACAACAACACCAATAGGGATGTCTTGATGATAATATAATAAGTCTCTCACAAGGAAAGACTTGCCGGTGTCACGACGACCAATTAAGACAACGACCGGGCCTTTAGATTCATTTGGTTTAAAACTAATGGTTTTCATATCAAATTTCTTGAGTTCTAAAGTCATACTATTGTTACTTTAGAAAATTCATTCAAATCGGAAAACGCATTGTCTAAATTAAAACATAATTGTTGGCAAATGAGTTAAAAAATAGTATAATTAATATATTATTTAGCTAATGGACAACACTACTCTTAAAATTCATTATGAGAAGAGAAAGAATTCCGAATTATTCAAATCTCTTCAAAAGGAGGAATTGACTTTTCTCTCTGAGTTACAAAACTATATCCCAATTTACAAGAGGTTCTTCTTGTTGAACGAAACAAATTACAACTCATTGAACTTGAATCATTCATGGTTTTTGTCAACTGTAAAAACTGGCGTCACTGATAACAAAAACTTGTATAATTGTGCAATTCAAGAAGTTGAAAGTGGAAAAACAAAGAAGAAGCAAGTATTTTTTAAAATGGCTCCATTGCTAGACCCCTTTAAATACTTAATTGGAAAATATAATGTAAATGACCCAACTCTTTTTAAGTTGCCAAAATTAACTTCTGAGATTGGTGCAGTTCATCCCAAATTATTAGACGCCAATAATTCTGCATACATTGATGGGTTCTTCTCTTTTCTCTCAAGCAAGCTTATTTATAATCATGATTTTATAAATGGTGTTGATTACTATGGCTCCTTTTTGGGAGTTAAAAAGGAGTTCAAACTAAACATTGTTGATGATTTGGATTATCTCTGCAAGTCGGATTTCTTTAATAAATATAAGAATGTCAAGTTTCAAGTTGAAGATTACAGTTTCTTATATGAAGAAGACAAACCCGACGCAAAACCCCCCATCAAAATAGACCATAACCTCAGCAATAAATCCACTTTGTCTATTAAATCAATTGACAATTCTATGTTTGAAGATATTTTTTCAGCCGAAGGCCAACAACCAACTCATTTAACGCTTGATGATTTGAAAGAAAATAATATTGAATTGCTTGATATTACAAATTGTGATTCTTTTAACACGAGAGAAATGCGCACTACTACAATAAAGTCATCTTCTACTTGTTCATCTAGAACATCTCATACATCTAATGGAGAAAGTAGCAAAGGGTCATCGTCATGCAATAAATGCGAAGAAGCGTCCGGCAATAATGAGGATGAAAACGAAGAAGACGATGAAGATAATTGGACAGATGATAATTCAAATTCAAACTCAAGCGAATCGTGTGAAGAACAGCAAATTTTTGCGACCATTCCACAGTTTCCAGTTCAGGTTATATGCATGGAAAATTGTGAAAACACTTTTGACGATTTGATTATGAATGAGGATCTAACGCATGGTGAATGGTTTTCCGCTTTGTTTCAAATAATAATGATTTTAATTACATATCAAAAGGCGTTTTCATTTACTCACAATGACCTGCACACAAACAATGTAATGTATAACTCAACTGACGTAAAACATATTTATTATTGTTACAAGAAGACTTATTACAAGGTTCCAACTTATGGGCGCATCTTTAAAATGATTGATTTTGGAAGAGCTATTTATAAGTTTGATGGTAAAGTATTTTGCAGCGACAGCTATCAGCCCGGAGGCGATGCTTCAACGCAATATAACACTGAACCCTATTTTAATGAAAAGAAGCCGCGTTTAGAACCAAACTATAGTTTTGATTTGTGCCGTTTAGCGTGTTCCATTTTTGATTATGTTATTGATGATTTGGATGAAATCAATGACTTGGAGAAATGCGAACCAATTGTTAAGCTTATTTATGAATGGTGTTTAGATGACAATGGCATAAATATCCTTTATAAGAATAATGGAGTAGAGAGATATCCTGACTTTAAGTTATACAAGATGATTGCAAGATGCGTTCATCACCACACTCCTCAAGCTCAACTTGAGAGAGACGAGTTTAAAGTATATGTTACACCAAAGTCTAATATTCCTCAGAATGAAACTGTAGTAAATATAGATAACATTCCAAATTTTTCAGCCGAAACAAATCAAAGTGTTTAAATTTTAAAGTTATTTTATTATTATTAAATAAAATGACTTCTACACCAGATAACTTTGGGTTTATAATCACGAGACATGTGAATTCAGAAACAACCAATAAGTATTGGAATGAATGCATTCGTCATATTAGACTGTGTTATCCTCTTAAAAAAATTGTTGTTATTGATGATAATAGTGACAAAAAGTATTTAAACGCTGAGTATGAATATAAAAATGTTGAATATGTTGAATCTGAATACCATAAGCGAGGCGAGCTTTTGCCCTATTATTATTTCTATAAAAATCACTATTTTGATAACGCGGTTATAATTCATGATAGCGTTTTTATCCAAAAGCGGATTCCATTTGAACATTTGATTAAAAAACAAATAAAAGTTCTACCATTGTGGCATTTTAACAGCGAAAAAAAGGAAAATATTTATAATACACTGAGAATCGTAAATGGTCTCTCAAACAATTACGATATAATGTTAAATCTTACGCATAATAGAGAATTTGATGTTTTGGGCCCTACAAACAAAGAAATATGGTCTGGTTGTTTTGGAGTACAAAGTTTTATTAATCGCGATTTTCTAATTGGGTTAAAGAATAAATATAATCTATTCAACATGTTAAACTTTATAACTTCTCGGTCTGATAGATGTTGTTTGGAGAGAATAATGGGTGTTATTTTCTTCGTTGAATATTTGAGATTATTAAAAATACCTTCATTGTTTGGTGATATAAAACAATATTGTGAGTGGGGTTATACTTATAATGAACATTGCGAGAATCTGCGAAATAAAAAAATACCGCGTTTGCCTGCAGTAAAGGTTTGGAGTGGTAGGTAATTTTATTTTGCTACTGTTATTATGGGCTGACTTCAACATTGACATCTTCTAAGCCCAAAGGCATTCTCATTACATAAATATCTTCCACTGCATAAAGCTCGCACTTTTCGCGATGAGCAAAGCTATTGAAATAAACAGTGTCAAATGTTTCATATTGGTATCCAAAAGTGCAGTCCAAATCATATGTCACTGGAATTCCCTTCTTGATGTGTTTCAAAATTGTCAAGTCAGCCGCGCGAATAGCAACCCCGTAACAATTAAGATACACAACTTCGTCGGTTTCAGGCAAATGCATAACATATTTTCCATTTGTCTTGAGCCGAGTGTATACATACTTATTGGTATTAATTTTTACTAGACCTGGGCCCGCCAAAGTAAACATGGGTTCTTGAACTTGGATTTCTTCCGCCATCATTGTTGGTTTTATTTGAAAATTATTTAATACTTATTTAAAGTTCAATTTTTTTTGGAATATGAAAAAAAATTGAATTACTTTTCAAAAATTTTGTCAGACCTAAAAACCATCCAATTTTCAATCATGACTTGCGCTAT